CACCAGGTTATCCCTACCCATTAGACCTTCTCAATAACCGCCATCAAAAGCTAAATTACGATAGTGTAAAGCACAACTACTATGGAAACACAGTAGGTTCATTAACAGACTACCCAATATTTTCAGGTAGTCATGATATCTCAGTTACCTCTACATTAACTCAGACAGGTTCTAGAGCAATAGCAGAAGAAGTAGCAGTTATATCTATACCTAAAGAAGTATACGGAATAGGTATTAAACCTCTATCACTTAGACTTGAACCAGAATTAACAGTAGATGACGCTTATGTAGTTGACGGATATGCCTCAGACGGTATATATATTCAAGATTATATTGAAAGAGTTAACTGGTGGTACGGTTCTCAACCACTAGATAAAGATGACTATTTAGAGGATGAAGGAGATTATATAGACGAATCAGCAGAACAATTTGTTACTCAAAGTAACTTTAGTCAGCAAAGAATAGAGTTAATTGACGATGGTGACGGAAGGATATTAGTTTCGGGATCAACAGACCCTTATACAAGAACAGAAAGAGTAGTTGGAGATATTATATATAATCAAGGTCAAATTATAATTACTGACCCTATATTGGCAAGATACTATTCTACTTATGCTAGAATAAATGTATCCTGGATTTCAAAACTACCTATTTATACATATAATATACACTGTACAGTTAAAGAATATGAATTAAATCATACCTATAATCGCACAGCTGTGACTGGTTCGTTTAAAAATATTAAGGAAAATCTTTTAGGAGACGAATTTAAACCTTATATTACAACAGTAGGACTGTATAATGAAGCTAATGATTTGATTGCAGTAGCTAAAACTAACAGACCAATACCAAAGTCACATAACGTAGATATGACATTTGTAGTAAAATTAGATATATAAAATGGCAATAAATTTTAGAGCAGATAAAGGACAAGCATTAACCTACAGTGAAGTAGACAATAACTTTGGTGCTTACTTTACATCTGCATCCGCAGACGGAAATACTTTCACACTTTATTATCCTTCAAGTTCTCAAGTGCCAGTTAATAGCGGTTCAATAGAAATTAGTTTAATAAGAGGTCTACAAGACGTAGGTCAAGAAGGAAGAATAGCTTACTTTACAGGTTCTTCAGGAATAACAACAAGAGAAGGTCTATTAGTAGATGAAGCAGGAAGAGTAGCTATTAATGCAGGAACAGATACTCCTGACTTAACTTACCAATTAACAGTCACTGGAGACATTAAAGCAACCGGTACTATACTACAATCATCAGATAGGAACTTAAAAGAAGATATATCTCCTATAGATAATGCATTAGGTAGGCTAGATTTGATTGACGGAACTATTTATAAATTGAAAGGTATACCTGGAAACAAATTAGGAGTAATAGCCCAAGATGTAAGAAAAGCTGTACCAGAAGTTGTCAATGAAGATAATAATGGCTATCTTAGTGTAGACTACAATGGCTTAGTTGGATTGCTTATAAGTTCAGTAAACGAGCAAAACAGCATTATAAAAGACTTAGAGCAGAGATTATCTGCAATAGAAAATAAATAAGATGGCAGTAACGTTTAGAGGAGCGAAAGGACAAGCATTAACACATGCTGAAATAGATCAGAACTTTAGTGAGTTTGTACTAAGTGGTTCTGTATCTAATACTACCTTATCTCTATTTAAATCTTCTTCTAACGACAACACAATAGCAATTGAACTTCCTAAAGCAGGAGGACAAATAGGTAATGTACAGTTAAAGAAAGATGACCAAGGAAATTGGGAAGGTGTAAGTAGCTTTAACTACAAATGGTGGGACCAAGAATTATTTATTTCTGCTAGTACATTCCAAAAAGGAAATATATATCTAGACGGTACAATATATGCTCATCAGTTTGAGACAACATTAGTATCTAGTTCTATTTTATATAAATCAGGATCTACAAGATTTGGAGATTCTTTAGACGATACTCATATATTTACTGGTTCAATTAGAGCAACTAGAGATATAGTTTCTAACAATGATGTTATAGCAGATGGAGGAATGCAAGCAGGTACTATCCTAGCATTTCAAAACATTACAGCAGACGGAGACCTATACGGTACTAAGATATACGGAGAGACAGACTTTAATACTCAACGTAATAAACCAACTTTAGTTTCAAGCTCTATTCAAATTGGCATTACCGATACTACAGATTATTATAACTATAGTGGTTCGGTTCATGATCAGAGAGAGGCAAGACTAACAGCACTATCGCAATCAACTGCTTTAGTAGATGCTAATGAAAAAGCATCAAGAGTAGCCTCTATTGTTGCTACTAATAATTCTATCACAGCATTATCTAGCTCAGCTCATACAAGAAGAGACCAAATTGTTACAGCTCTAGAACTTGCAGATGCTCAACAAAACTTAACTCTTAACGCAAGCATAACAGCATTATCTAGCTCTACTGCTTTAGTAGACGGTACAGAAAAGGCATCAAGAATAGCTTCTAGTATTGCTACTAATAATTCTATCACAGCATTATCTAGTTCAATAGAAAGCAGTAGATTAAAGAATACTACAGACACATTAGAAGGAGACTTAACAGTAACCGGTACAATAACAGCACAAGAATTTAACACAGAGTACATTACTTCATCAGTAATATTTGAATCTGGATCAACTAAATTTGGTAATACTAGTGACGATACTCATGATTTTACTGGTACTCTATCCTCTACCGGCAACATAATTAGCTCTGCAGATATATCAGGAAGTGAATTATACATTTCAAATAACGGTATAATTAAAAATGATCTTACCGTAGAAGGTGACATACTAACAGACAAAGTAACTGTTAATAGAGACTTAACTGTTAATAGAGTAACGACAGTACAAGACTTAGTTATTAACGGTACAATATCTGGAACAACCATTGGTAATTCAGTATCAGCTTCCTATGCTACTACAGCATCTTACGCAGACGGAGCAAGAAGAGCACAAAATGCAGTAGACGCTGATTATGCTATTACGTCTTCTTTTGCTACAAACGCCCTTACAGCATCTTATGCTTTAAACGCAGGTAGTGCTCTTACATCAGAAACTGATCCAATATTTACTGCTTCACCAGCTTTTGGTATCGCACAAGTAGATATAGATGATTGGGATACAGTAGCAGGTTGGGGTAACCATCAAGATGAAGGATACGCAGTTGCAACTAGAGTAGAACAGAATTACTTAAACATAGGTGGAACCAACTCCATGAATGCTGATATTAGCTTTGGTGCTAATACAGGAATGGGTTTAAACTTCGGTGAGTATAATACAGGGTACAGTGTTGCTAATTACGGATACATAAAATATTATAATACTTCCGGAACACATAAACTTGAATTTGCTGTTCAAGATGAATTAGAATTTTCTGTAGACGGAACCTCAAGAGCAAAAATAACTGATACCCAAGCTTTCTTTAGCGTGCCTATAGAATGTTCACAAGACATAGTAGCATATTCTTCATCAGATAAAAGATTTAAAGATAATATAACCGCAATCGCTAATCCTATTGATAAATTAAAAGCGATAGGTGGTTATACATTTGATTGGAATAACAATCAAGATACATACCGAGGTAAAGACATCGGTGTTGTAGCACAAGAAATTCAAGCTGTATTACCTGAGATAGTGGTAGATAGAGCTGATGGATTTAAAGCAGTACGTTATGAGAAACTAGTCGCGTTATTAATTGAAGTTGCTAAAGACCAGCAGTTACAGATTGACGAGCTTAAAGCTAAGCTCTAGCGACATAACCTAATCACTATGAACATGCCAACACTCCCTACCTGGACTTTTCAGGGTAGGCTTATAACAGAGATTTCAGATATGCCGAAAGGCACTTATGGTTTTATTTATGAAACCTTACATAAGCCATCCGGCTTGAAGTACATAGGAAAAAAAGTACTATACTTTGAGCGTAATAAAAGACTAGGAAAAAGAGCCCTTGAAGCTTTAAGAGAAGAAAGAAAAGCAAAAGGCATTGGAGGACGAACGCCTCTAAAACAGAAAATCGTAAAAGAATCAGACTGGAGAGATTATTATGGGTCACATAAAGACGTATTAAAATTTGTAAAAGAATCGAAAGATTTAAGATCAGATTTTGAAAAACGTATCTTAGAATTTGTACCTACTAAGAAGCTTTTAACTTATTTTGAATGTAAGCACCTATTTATTAATGGAGTATTAGAACATAATAATGAGCAATACATGAATGATAACGTACTCGGTAAATTCTATAGAAAAGATTTTAACTTATGATTACATTAAAAGACATAGTAGGATACCCATCTCTACAATACCACATAGACAATAAACTCTCTTTACATGAGCATGTCTACCGTTATAACTCTGAAGCCTTTATACAACTATTCAAAGAAGCACGAGAAGCTCTTAGTAACGAGGAGATAGAGTTATCTGAAGAAGATAGAGAATTGTTAGAGACTACTGATATCGGAGAGCATGGAGACTATAATGGAATGAGAGTTCCTTTGGACCTACCAATGATGTCAAAAAAATATAATCCATTATTCGAAATAGGATCTCTAATCGATGAAATGATTGAAAACGAGGACACAATAGATGAAGCAACATCAATATCAGAAATGGTTGACTTCGAACTAGTAAAAGAACTAGTTGAATCTATTGGAGGTACTATCGATATGGATAAATTAAAACAAGCAGTTGCATTACAAAACGAAACATTTGATTATAATGGATTCGATATGCTTAAAGCTTCTGTAGGTTATATGAACGAGCTTGAATACCAAGGTAAAAAGGTAGCTCTAAATAAGCCTAAGAGAGGTGGCAGTAAAAAATTCTACGTTTATGTTAAATCGAAAAAAGGAAATGTAAAGAAAGTTTCTTTTGGAGATACAGGACTTTCAGTTAAGTTTAAAAAGAAAGGAGCAAGAGCTTCTTTTGCTGCTAGACATAAATGTGCTACTAAAAAAGATAAAACTAAAGCAGGATATTGGTCCTGTAATATCGGACGTTATTGGAAAAGCCTTGGAGGATCATCAAACTTTAGCGGATACTGGTAGACCTTATTCTGAAACTCAGAAAGACGGCTACGTTGTAAGAGAATTTTCAAACAATACTCCTGCATTTGAATTTGTATGGCATAGGGATAAAGAAGACAGAATTGTTGAACCTATGCACGATACTGATTGGAAATTTCAATTAGACAATTTGCCTCCATCACAATTTTCTCGTATATTTATACCTAAAGGAGTCTATCATAGATTAATTAAAGGTACAGGTAAGTTAAAAGTTAAGATGTATAAGATAATAGAGTGAGTTTAAGATAACCACAGCTTATTAGAAACTATCCCTATTTATATTAAAAAGAAATAATGGCAAAAGTCCTACAACTAGGAACGTACAATGCTGGAGCTAAAAAGAAAAGACCAGGGGTACATTCAAAGTCTAAAAGTTCTAAAATGAAGAACAGTAGAAATTATAAGAAAGCATATAGAGGTCAAGGAAGATGAAATTAAAAGATATCATATTTGAATACGGAGAGCTAGACGGCGAAGCAAAGCTACTACAACAGGAACTAGATAAAAAGTTTCCTGAAGCTGGTCGAATTATAGTTTCAATGGGCAATTATGCAGGAGGAAGAGAAGATGATGATCCTCGTAAGGATATGTCTTATGGACAGGTTCAATTTATGGTAACTATAGAATACGAAGATGCTGAGTGGAATGAAATGGTTTCGTACATAAAGGATAAAGGGTATACAATTACTCAGGATTCCAATTATGCTGACGAAGATCCGGGTGAAAGAAGATGGTACCCAAGTATAAAATTCGACTTCAAGAGAGAAAACATATAAAATGAAACTATCAAAAATCATATTAGAAAATAAAAAGTACGTAGTTCGAGAAGAGCTTAGTATATCTAGTAATGATATAGATAAGCTTACTGAAGCTATCACAAATAAATTAGAAGATTACTTAGATACAGGAAACAGAGCAATACTAGAACAAACTGTATCATCTGCAATAAAAGACCTACTACTAAATACCGAAGAATAGTTGTCTATTAGAAATAAAGTTCTTATCTTATAGTAAAGATACGGACAGGTTTTATGGATTATACATTTTTATTAGGGTCCATTGAGAATATTTTAGGTAAGAGTCATAAAAGAGCAAGAGCTAACCACGCTTTTCATTGCCCTTTTTGCAATCATAGAAAACCTAAATTAGAGATCAATATGCAAACTACCGAGGAGGGTAAGAACTTCTGGGAATGTTGGGTATGTCAAACTCGAGGACAATCCATTAGATCTTTACTTAAACAATTAAAAACACCACAAGATCAAGCAAACGAAATACTAAAGTACTTACCAAAAGGAACTAGTATAGAATATAAGGGACTATCTATAATAGAGCTGCCCAAAGAGTATCAATCGCTTTATGAAGCATCCTCAGAATCAGTAATAGCTAATCTTGTAAGAAAATACTTATATGAACGAGGACTTACCGATAATGATATTATTAAATATAGTATTGGATACGCAACAACTGGAAACTTTGGAGGACGAGTTATTATCCCAAGTTATTCTAAATCCAATCAACTCAACTTTTTTGTTGCAAGAAGCTATGATGGAAACTATTTTAAGTACAAAAACCCGGAAGCTTCCAAAGACATAATCTTTTTCGAAAACTTAATTAACTGGGATAAGCCTATAATACTATGTGAAGGTGTATTTGACGCTATGGCTATCCGTCGTAATGCCATTCCTATACTGGGAAAAACTATATCAGACGCATTATATAAAAGAATATTACAAAGTACTAATACAGACATATACTTAGCCTTAGATGAAGACGCTCAAGATGTAGCTATGAGAACAGCTGAGAAGTTTTTAAACTCTGGCTTTAAAGTATATAATATTAAAATGAAGGATAAAGACCCATCAGAAATGGGCTTTGAAGAATTTACTAAACACATACAATCAGCAGAGGAGTTAGACTTTTCAGGTCTAATGATGCACAAACTAGACCTATGATAAAACAAGGTATGAACATTCTCGAACAAAACGAGAAGAAAAGACTAGACTTTAACCCTGAGTTAGAGCAGATTAATTTTTTAGACCGACGTGTCTATAAGAGAGGTGAAGGAGTATTTTACCCGTCCGTTACAACCATACTCCAATATATGCCCAAAAATAAATTCTTCGAAACATGGATGAAGGATGTTGGGCATAACGCCGATCTTATTATGCGTAAAGCAGGTAAACAAGGAACACAGGTCCACGAAGCTTGTGAACAGTTAGTACTCGGTAACGAGGTAAAGTGGATGGACGATTACGGTAGAGCTAAATATTCTCAAATTGTTTGGGAAATGATTTTAAAGTTCGCTGATTTTTGGCAAACACATAAACCTGAATTAATATCAGCAGAAGACTTTGTATGGTCAGACGAACACAAATATGCAGGTACAGCAGATTTAGTAGTTAAAATGAATGGTGAAATTTGGTTATTAGATATTAAAACATCAAATAGCGTACATAAGTCATTTGATCTTCAACTAGCATCTTATGCTAAAGCATTAGAAGAGTCAAAAGGAATTAAAATACAACGCACAGGTATTATTTGGCTAAAAGCACATTCAAGAGGTCCATCAAAACAGAAGAACGTAATACAAGGAAAGGGATGGAAAGTATTACAAATAGATGAAATAGAAGAAAATTTCGAATTGTTTAAAATGATATACAAGTTATATTCTTTAGAGAACCCTAATACTGAACCTATTTATAATAGTTACCCTACAACTATAAAATTAAAATAATATATGAAAAACTCAATAAATGTCTTTTTGAAAATTGCAATAGTATACTTTTCTATTATCTGCTTAGCTTCATGTAGTTCACTTCACTTTAAATACGGAGCTCTAAATCATGCAGCAGCAGTAGATGGAATATACAATTCTAATA